CCACCCACTTCCTCCAGAAGGAGGCCCACGGAGCGGGTGCCATCGAAGGCCTGCGTGAAGGCCCCAGCGAAGCCCGAGCCGTCCACCGTGTAGGAGTTGACCTTGAGTCGGCACTCCAGGATGTAATCCACTGACGAAGCGATCACACGGGTGTCGCCGACCGGCTCCGTGTCCTCGATGAAGTAGACCTTACCGTCGAGCGTGTCCGTGTCGTTGATCCGTAGAATACGACCGGCCATCGCGGCCCCTGCCCCACCCAAAGTCGTCCAAGTGTAGGGGGAGAAGTCTTCTGGCAGGCTCCGACCGCCGTAGCTGAGCTTCGGGGTTGACTGGTCTGGGAAGAGAGCCACCTGCATGAGCCGCGTCCCATCATCGACAGCAAAGGTCGTCCCGTAGGCTGAGATCCCATGAGTCTGGGTGATGAGCTGGATGTCAGCGTCCACCACGAACTCAGAGGCTCGTGAGAGCAGCGGCTCGAACCGGACGTAGCCGCGGTAGTCTCCGCCAACGAGCCCCACATCATCTGCTGTCGCCGTGTCCGTGGCACTCGTAGCGTCGAGCAGTAGGAAGTCGGTCGAGAGGATAGTCGTGCTTCCGTGGAAGCCTACAGGAGTCCACGGCTTGGCTTCTGCCTCAGGAACGAGGTTGGCTTCGTAGCTGACGAAACTCGACGGGCTCGACTGCCGGGGGTTGGTGGGCTGGATGAGGTAGCGGACGAAGTCCCAGGTCGAGCTGCTCCGTGCCGGCCGTGAAAGGGACCCGAAGAAGGCTCCTTGGATATTGTCGAAGGCTGCATTGACCTCCTCCAGGAAGGGAAGGTCGGTAGCCAGCACCCTCAGGGTTGGGTCGACATCGCCGTCGAGGAAGATCGAGATGGTCCCGTTCTGGTCTCGGAAAATACGGAAACTGTGAAGCTCGGTCCAATCGAGGTCGGCTGCCACCCCAGTGGGGAGATCGACCACGTCGATGCCCCCTGTCCAAGCTGTAGCGGTCGAGGGGTCGTCCCCAAAACCTCGCTTGAGGACCCCAAACTTCTTGACGCCGCTCTCTTCCAAATACCCGATGACCACCGCCACGTTCTCATCGGAGTAGCCCGCGGCCACACCCGTGAAGACACCCTCGAAGTCGACCACCGTGTTGAGCGAGAACCTCCAGCTCATGGCGAACACGTGGTCGAAAGTCAGGTCGATGGGTCGCGTCCAGTAGATGGGTTGACCCGTTGGGTAAGTACCTGTCGAATCGTCCTCGACGGTCAGGATCCCACTCGTCGAGGTAGCTACGCCTCCGCCGAAGCGCTCCCACCCGTTGACGACCTGGCTCTCCGGCAGCCCAATGCCTTCATAGGTGACGAACGACTCTGAGATGATCCGCACAGCTGGCGGGAAGGCGATCTTGTGGATCGGATTGTTGAGCAAAAGCAGCGTCGGGTCGTTGAGGACCGGAGTGTAGGCCCGCTCATAGGCTCGGTAGTGCAGCTCTCGACTGAGAGGTTGCTTGAGCTTGGCGCTGGGATTGCTAGCCTCGTACACCCCAGGGGTGATGAGCACGTTGTTGTAGCGGTACTTGTGCTGACTGGCGTCCTGGGGGTAGCCCACATCCCGGTTCCACGAGTTGAGCCGGAACTCTCGCGAATTGAGCCGCCGCATCTCGACGCTGGGGTTGCAGCACCAGGAGTAGTCGATGTCCACAGAGTCGGACTCAATGGGAGCTGCGTTGAGCACAATCTGACCAAGGAGCCCGATCACCGCCTCAGGTGTGACAGGCGAGCCGTTGATGCGGACAACGACATCCGAGGGGTCATCCGCGATCTCACCGTTGCGTGGGTCGAACACCTCCCAGGCAAGGCTGCCGCTGCTGGCGTCAGGGAACGTGAAACTTGCGTTGGCGAGCCGTGCTCGGGTTGCCGACAGCATGGCCGAGATGCGGAACGTTCCACCGTTGATGCTACCGCCCGAGAGGGTGACGTACTTGCCCACCTCATTGGCCGTAAGCGCAGCACCTGGAAGCGTGATCTCGTTGTAGGAGTCGAGCGTGGCCGCCGTACCCGTTTGAAGGGTGAGCGGCGGCTTGGCGATAGGCCCTTTGTCTGTGAAGACGCTTCGAGTGGTCTCCGGGATTGCCGAAGTGAAGATGACCGAGTTGAAGACCGGGTCAATGGGGTTGCCCGCCACGTCCTTCGGGGTCGAGGTCGAGACTGTCAGGGTGTAATCGCCAGCGGTGAGCCCGGAAGTCTCCAAGGCGACCGTGGAGGCGTTGTACAGACGTGCACGTTTGATCGAGACCGGGCTTGGCCCAGTGATGGTGTAGTCGATCGGGTTGGCCAGAGTCTCATCCTCAACCCGCATTTCCTGGTCGAACTCAACCAAGACCGTACCGTCAAACGGAAGGAAGGTCGCACTGATGACTCGTGGGAGATCAACCACCCCTGGGAGGGTGATGAAGGTCGCATTGAAGAAGAAGTTGGCTCGCGTGTTCTTCGTGAGCAGGTTCTTACCGGTGAACCTGTAGGGCTGGAGCTGGGTGAGCTTGGTACCCGGGGACCGATTGGTCTTGAAGATCAGCTCTTGGACACCGCTGATGTGCCGCCACTGGAGTTTGGGACTGATCCGAGCAGTGACGAAGAACCGATGATCGATGGAGTCTAGGGTCGGGGTGAAGCCCCCTGAGGTCTTGATCGTGAAGGTGTTGTGGTCAAGGAAGGTGACCAACCCCTGGATCGCGATCGTGGGCTCACGGACTTTCTCCAAGTCAGTCCGGTCCTCTACAAACAAGACCTCCAGGAGCGGATCCAGGGCCGTGATGCTGGAGTGGTTGAGCCGAAGAGTGACCACATACGAAAGCTCACCGTCTGCCACAACATCCAGGACTTCGGCCAACCCTTCGATGTAGCCGTTGATGGGGTCTCGCACTGACAGTGGGCGGTCCAGAACAATCCGAGGGAGTTTGACCGGAGCCCCCGTGTCGACAGCCTCGTTGGTGATGTATCGGTCAATGATTTGGTAGAGCCCCGCACTGTGTCCGTTGAGAACCTCGATATAGTCGCCCACATCGTCGAGCGTAAAATCCGCCGTCCCATGGAAGTCCATGACGTTGCTGGAGGTGCCGGCCTGACCTTTGAAATTGGGCGGGGACCCGAAGCTAATGTGGGCGGCGAATCCAAGATCGACGAGCTGCGCTGAGGAGCCTGATTCGAACGTGTCGAAAATCGGGCTCACTTTCACCAAGTTCACGTCGGCGCCTGTGGAACCAAGCGTGGGGCTCACGTCGAAGTTGGCTAGTTCTCGAATGCCGTCGAACCGCAGTTCCTGAGGAAAAGCCACCCGAATCGTAGAGGCGTCGAGGGCTTCGATGAGGAGGGAGCCTGACTCAAATCCCTCCAGGATGGTAACCTCTTGCTGGAGGACTACCTCAGTTCCCTTGGATGCGACAGGACCCTCAGAGACCGTTACGGACTCAGCAGGTGACGCCACGAACGCCTGCGAGATGTCCAACCCCTCAGTGACTGTGACGGCCTCAGGGACAGACACGGACAGGTCGGTGTCAAAGCTGAAGCCAAGAGTAGCAGGGTTTCCAGCCAGGTCCGTGACGTCGATATCGACCGGCGTTGCCCCACCCGCCAGCTCAGGGTGTGTCGAGATAACGACCGTAGCATTCGTCTCAGGGTCGTAGACGATGGTGCCGCCGTACCCAGTCTGGAAGACGCCGCCAACGATAGCCTGAAGCCCGTCGAGGTCCACATCGAGGCTGAACTCGTCGAGCCCCGCGGGTGAAGAGATCGCGAAGGTGATGACAACGAAGGGATCGACAAGGGTTGCCCCATTCAGGGGGTCGGTCGCACCGAGGGCTGGGCCGCCATCCTCAAAGGAAGAGCCTCCGTACCCTCGTTGACCGTATTCACCTCGTCCGTAACCCATCTAGGTGCTCACTGCTGCCAGGTGGCCAAAACAATACCGCTTCCCGCCACAATGCTGCCCACCAGCGCTGGGGTCGTGTTCCCGCCTGTTGCTTGAGCGCCATTCGGGTCCGGCGTTTCGAGCACTGCCCAGGTAGTAAAGCCAGATGTCCCGTCATCTACGCCCCGCATCTGGAAGTAGGTGGTGATACCGCCGCCGCCACCGCCGGGCGGTAGAACACCGCCTCCAGGGTTGTCCTTGTCATCGAGGCCGAATCGGATCCGGGTTTCTTCCTCGGGCAAGCCGTCCATGAAGGCCACGGGCTCTTTGGCCTGCTTCTGGCCGCCCGCTCCGCCACGGCCGTGGTCTGCCCCGATTTGGGTGTGACTGGCTCCTGTGTGGTCACCACCGGAATCGCCACGCCACGACGACTTGATGCCTTCTGGGCCGTCGTCGTAGAGTTGCCCCAAACCAATATCGGTGCCGGTGAGGGTGCCGTGATTGAACGAGTTGAGGGCGAAATCGTAGGCCGTGTTAGTCGAGCCTAGGACGTGGCAACCTGTGAAGGGGTACCAAGCCACCAGGTTGGCGGCGGTGCTCAGGGCGTGACGATTGGTGGGCGAGCCAAGCTCACCGTCGAACACGGCATTGGTGTGCTCAAGGACTTCAGTGGGGGACAGCTCCTTGTCGTAGACGGCCACGTCCGCGATGCCCCCGTCCCAAGCGTTTGTGGGGTCAGCGTTGACGCTTCCGATCTGGAAAGACACTGCTGCCAGGATCGAGCCAGTAAGCGTGTCTACGGAGAGAGTGACATCTCGGAGACGGCCATCCACATAGATAGCCATGTTTGCGGCTGCGTTGGTGCCGTCTGTGGTCACTACGACGTGGTGCCAGCTCCCATCATCGAACGACGTTTCAACTGTTCGGATGCTCGCGTAGTTTGAAGGTGAGTCGTCGTTGATTCGCTGCCACCCCACATACCCGCCCGAGCCCATGAACACGGCGTAACCGCTGGAGTTGCCTGTGATCAAGCGCTTTCCCATCATGAAGTGCGTCGCTGACACTCCGGGCTCAATCTTGAACCAGCACTCCAACGAGAAGACATCGGTGTTGTCGAACTGAAAGGCCGCTACATCACCGCAGTCGATGTATTGGTCATCCACTCGGTCGAACCGACAGTAGACGTTGTAGGCGTTGGTGCTGCTCGTGGGTACGTCGATTGCGACGACGGGGGTTCCAGCGGTTGTTCCGTCGTTACCTCCGACGACCAGGCTCGACCGGTCCGTGATGGTTGTAGCGGTGTCGGTTCCGCCGAGGTTCCACCAGCCGATGCAGCTAGGCCACACAGAGCTGGCTGCGATGTCCCCTGGTCCGCTGTTTTCTAGTTCGGCAACCTCACCGCTCGTCAGCACACGATCGTAGAAGGACACCTGGCACATGTTGCCGGTGAACCGGTCAGCACCATCAGACCGGGCGCCAAAACGCAGAGGATTGGCGTTGAGAATCGAGGCCGTCAACGTGTCGCTCACGGTCGTCAGGGCCTCATCAGAATTATCGATCCAGATGTGGCAGCCCGCAGGAGTAGAAGTGCCTCCGTAGGTCAAAACGCAGTGGTGCCAGGCCCCATCGTTGAACCCAGTGGCCGTCGTGCGAACGTTTAGTTCGTCGGTGCCGCCTGCCGTGTTGGTGGCAAAGAAGTGAACACTGCCCGAAGCGTCCAACGAGACCTCGTACCCAGCGGTTGCCAGCACATCGCCCTTGGCCACGAGGGCTTGGATCGCCGCCGTCGAGGTCTTGAACCAGAAACTGACCGAGAGGGGATCGGTACGCTCAAAGTCGTGGACATCTCCAAAGTCCACCCAGTCGTCAGTGCCGTCGAAAACAAGGCTCAACAGGTTCAAAAAACCACGGTATGGGCTGTCGTAGTCGTAGTCAGTAGAGACGACGAGCCCGGTACCGAAGCCAGCCGCTTTTTGGAACAACGAAGGCCAGACCCCGTTGAGCAGTCCGAAAAACTGGGCGTCGCCGCCGTCCCAGGCATCGCCGCCGACGCCCCCGCTGAACCACCCACCTAGCCCGTTGATGTCGAGGCTGAAGCTGTGCTCGGTGGGGTCTGCCGGTACGCCGCCGTTCCAAAGCTCCAAGATTTCGGACTGAGTGAGAGCCCGGTAGATAATCCCCGAGTCCGACACTTGACCATTGAAGTAGCTGGGCAACACCGCGAAACCCTTACGACCTTGGTAGAGCACGATAGTCCCAGTAGAAGTGGACCGATTGTCCGCACCGGTAAGGGTCGTCGAGCCCCAGGACATGACCGAGCTTGTCTCGGTCGTAGTGATCTCGTTCCCCACGGACGGTAGAAGGGTAGGCACGTTGGCTGTCACGTCCACTGTCGTTGCCGTGTCCGTGGCGCTGATGTCCGGGTGAATGGTCATCGACGTGGCATAGTTGGTACCCGCCACGCCATCGAGGTTGATGGCGCGACGCAAGTTCTCCATGGCCGTGGCTTGCGAGGCACCAATGAGGACGTTGCCGTCTACATCGGTCAAGGCCGTCTGGAAGGTGTAGACCTTGGTGTAGCCAGTGCCGAGGGACGGGGTTCCGATGGTCACGGTGTCCCCGTCATTGGGGATCGCTGTGCTGGTGAGGGTTCCGGTGGCCGGGACTCGGGTCAGAGTGTCGTTGATGATCGTGGACGGGACAGGCACCCCGTCCACGTATAGGGTCATGTTTGAGGCTGAGCTGAGCCCGTCTGTCCCATCGTAGGACATCGCCACGAGGTGCCACTCCCCGTCGTTGACTGCGATGTCGGACTCTACGCGGATTTCTTCAACACCAACCTCATCGTGCGTGAGCTGGCCGACAAGCAGTCCCGTCGTGGCCTTGATGGATATGCCCCAGCCGTTGTCTCCACCAGCGTTGTTCCAGTTGCCGAGGATCCACTGAGCTGCGGTCGAGCTTGTCTTCACCCAGCACCAGGCACTGATCCCAATCCCAGAAATCCCGTCCAACGAGTAGTGCTGGAAGTTGTACTCGTTGTTCCCAATGCTGACGTACTCGGATGAGCCGTCGAGCGTTGTGCCGGCATGGGAAAAGATGGTCTTCTTGGCCACAAAAACCTCGCTAGACCCTTAGTTGATCAAGGGCAGCGTTACCCCATCCCAAGGAACGGTGAAAGCGCCGTTGGTCGGCGAGAGCTGGAGGAATTGTCCGTTGTCGTAGGTGTTATTGCCCTGGCCGCCTTGAATCAAGGTCATGTGGCGGACCGTGCCCTTACGCATCTTGCCGTGGGAGTCGCTTACTGACCCGATGCGAACCGGCTCGCGAGCTTTGGTCTCCACCAAAGCCGTCGCCACACGGTCAGCCTTGGCGTTGTTGGCCTCGATTGCTGGGGTGTCGGCCAAGCTTGAGAGGGGGTACTGAATGAGCATCTCCATGCTCAGGTAGGCGTCCTCGGTCGGGAAGCCTCGACGGCGCCAGCCCCTCCAGTTCGAGTGCGTCGTACCTTGGGAGTCCTGGATCTGGGTGTTCATGTAGTTGGCCGACCCGATGCTCGACGACTGGTTTGCGGAATTTCGGTTGGCGCCGTCGTACATCGCGTTGAGGCTGATCCCGAACGTCGCGAAGGGCGTCACATCACCGGGCTCAGTGTCGTCCAGACGAACGAAGGCACGGCAACCGTAGTAGTTGCCTACGTTGCCGATAGCCCAAATGACCGTGCCGTCTGCCGACCAATCCTCTTCCCAGATGGCGTCCATGCAGATGGCGTGTCCGTTGGCTGTGTTCCAGGCGGAGTTGGAACCGTGCCAAGTAGCTCCAGCAGAGTAGGTCGTGCCTGTGGGGCCACCACAGGTGGACCAAGCATGCAGCGGGAAAGCGTTGCCAGCGCCGCTGTGGCCTGGCAGCACAGTAGGGGTGCAGCCCGTCGACTGGGCCAGGGTATGGAAGTCCTCGGTGGCCTCCCCTACAGGCTCGAAACACTGGTTGAACCAGTATCCCGATGTCGCTGGGAAGGAGGTGCCTTGACCAAGGACGACTTGATGGCGGTACTCCAGGGCGGTTCCGACTTGCGTGACGGTCGCCCCAGAGGTGTCGCCAGTGATGACGTTGGTGGTGCCCCAACCGTAGGGGTCGCCACCTGTGCCGATGAGCCGGGGGCTGATGACCAAGTAGCCCACCGAAACCCCATCCCACTCGAAACCGAGGATCTCGCCTTCGGCAAGGGTGGTCGCTTGGACGACGTTCTCACCGCGAATGAAGGTGAACCCAGTGCTGCCTACAACGGGTGCAGCCGTGATGGGGATCTTGATGATGCTTGGCCCTTGCCAGGCTGACCAACACGAGACTGCATCGAGCCGTGTCGGGTAGACCTCGTTGGTGGGGTCGATCTCGTCCCAAGTGAGCGTGCCGTTGTTGCCTTCTGCAAGCGTGAAGGTGAAGGTCCGGGCATCAACATAGACCTCGTTAGCTGAGATGACTTCCTCGATCTGAGCCATCACGTCGTTGGTGCTGCCAGAGGTGTTGCCGATCAACAAAAAGCGGCCCTTTGAGGCGCTTGTCATCCCCGTCAAGCCAGTGACTTGAAGGCGGCCACGAACCGTTGCCCCACCCAAGCTCGCCGACCCCCCGGTGTTGCTCGTGGTGCCTACGTCCTCGTTGGGCTTGGTGATGAAGCCCTGGCTGATCACAGGGTTCGTGCCGTACGCTAGCGTGATACGGGCTCGGATGTAGTAAGCCGGAACAGCGTTGAGGGTGTTCGAGGCCCAATCATCTGGAATTGACCAGGACACGTTGTCGCCATTGGCGAGCGCGGCTTTGAAGTGATTTGTGTCATCAACCACATTGAGCAGGGCAGCCCAAGAGGAGCCGTTCCAGTATTCCCAGATCAAAGTGCCGGTGCTACCAATCGTGCCTCCGATGCGGTCCAATTCGAGGATACCGAAAGGTGCAGGACGCCCGATGGCGAAGTAGTCGTTGATGGCATCAACGGTCGGGAAAGGCACGACATCGCCCGTGCTGGCGTCGTTAAATTCCGTGGTCATGTCCACGAAGGACGGGCCCGCATCGTCATCCACCTGCCACACCTGGGTGGCAGCCACGTTCTCGACGGGGCTCAAGCGATCTCGTGCGGGATCCTTGGAGGTGTCTTTGGTGAGCCCGTCACCAGAAGCGAGAATCTTCCAACCGGCCTTCTTCATGGCGCGAGTCAGAGCCCACATGTGGGGTGAGGCGTCGTCGCTGCCAGCTCCCTTGGCGATATTGGGGACGAATACTCTGTTGTTGGTGGCCATCTGCTAGTCCTTCAGGGGCTGTTGTCTGTCCAGTACATGGAGTCGTTCCACCGTGGGTCATCCTTGACATCGGTTGGGACGACGAAGACCTGACCGGCTTTCAGGAAGGCTTGGTCGGCAGTCAGCCCGTACTCGGTCAGCAGGATGATCCCGTGCTGGATGCCGTGCAGGTACTGGTCCTGAACATCCTGGTCGGTGACCCCCAGTGAGTCGTCAGCCCAGAAGGGGATGCTCTCGTACGTGCCGATCTGTTCCCATGCCATCTTCGTCTACATCCTTTGAAGCCCAAGGGTGGGCTCAGCTCAGACCGCGTAGAAAAGGAATCGCGCTATCCCCACGTGGCCAAAATCGCGGCTCGTGTCACTGTTGCCCGCTCAGCGGGATCAGCTGACGTGAGCCGCACCTGGATCTCGTAATCCTTGAGACTGGCCGGGAGCGTCACAACTGCACTCTGCGTCTGATTGACCGTTGAAGTGGTCGTGAAGGCTGATCCCACTACCGTCGCGTCGGTGACGTTGTAGAGCTGCACCTCTGCCGCGTTCCCTGCATCCGTTGTGTCGAAGCTCGCCACGAAGGTGATTTGCTGGCTCGAAGGCAGCAACGACGGGTCGAGTCGCACCGTCCCGGCTCGCTGGAAGGTGTCCTCCGATGAGCTTTGCACACCCGAAACAGCCAAAAACTCCTTCTGATTCTGGACATTTCGGGTGAAAGCCTCGTCCTGGACGCGAACCCCCCGGAGCTTCCAGTCAGTCCCATCAAAATAGGCGTCCGCCTCGTAGACGAGCGATCCAGCCGGAGGGGCCGTCAGCGACAATAGGGCTGGACCACCGCCATCGATGATCAAAAAGTTGCCCGCTCCAGCGAAGTACTCGATCTGAAAACGGAAGGTCGACCCCTCCTGAGCATCGGCCACATCGAGGTCCGCCGTGTATGTCCCAGCTCCGTTGACCGTGATCTCTTGGAACGGATCGTTGGTCCCCCAAGTGAAGTTGTCGACAACCGGAGTGCCTGAGACGTGGTTGACCTGACCAACGAGGCCAAGATACTTACCCTCTCGGAGCCGCCTGAGCCTCAAGAAAGCATCGAGAAAGACATTGGTGCTTCCAGCCGTCGAGCCGAACCAACCAGCGTCCTGAGCCGCTACAGCGCCGCCCACATTACTGTTGTTGCGGTTCTGCCCCGGTGAAGGGAGCGACAGCGTGTCGCCGTCTTCGACCGCAAAGAACTTCACGTCGGTCGAGATGCCATCACCTGGGTCGTCACGAGTGAGCCTCACCAAGTAGACGCCATCGGTGAGCCCACCACCCGGCGGCGTGATGGTGGATACCTGAGCCGCTGGAGTTCCGATGGTCGGAGCTGCGGCATCCGGTGCTGGGAAAGAGATGACCTCCCAGAGGTAGCTAGTCGCCCCAGCGCCCCCATCGTCGGTCATCGTGATGAGGGTGGTGGCGTCGAACCCAATGATCGACTCGCCGCTGCCACCGACAGTGGCACCCTGCGTGATCTGTATGGTTGCGAAGCCCATCAGTTAGTCCCTCAAGTAAGCGTAATCTGGAAGGAAATTGTGATTGTGTCGTTCGTCGCCAGAGATCGCTGGGTGAAGAGGATCTCGTGAGCCATGTTCCCGACTGAGGCAGCGTCGAACAGGGCGGTCTTCTGAACGTCTTGCCCCCCACCCGTGTAGGTGAACTGCTTGCTGACCGTCGTGATGGTTCCTGCACCCGTTGGCAGTACGACCAACCCCTGAGCACGATCGAGCCCGTTGCCCGATAGTTCGCCTGTCAGGGTGGTGTCGCCAGCTGCCGGTGCTGTCCCATCGTTGGTCAGGGCGATGTAGCTCAGACCATCAGGGCCGAGGCTCGCTGATGTTCGTTGGGCCGCCGTGCCGTAGATGAAAGTGTGAAGGACCACCCGCCCAGCATTCGTGAGAATGTTGCCGACCTCTTCCTCAGATTCGAGGTGGCGGAGCCAGATTCCTCGGTCGTCATCGTAGTCGTAGGCCCGCTCGTGGCGGACTCGGCATGTGGCTCGGGCTTGAATATTGGGCGTTAGCATTGCGGGTCGTTATCTCCCTGCCCTGGGCGGGGCATCAAAAGCCTAGAAGTCTGCACTGTGGTCCTCGTTGGAGACCTGGCAGTTCTCTTTCTTGCCTAGGCGGTCTCGATCCTTGATCCCGCTCCAGTACGAACGGAGGTCGTCGTAGTAGTAATTGGACATCCGCCAGCGGAAGGCATCGAGGACCTCGCCCTGGGGATCGTTGGGGTTGTAGTCGTCTGTGAAGATGTATCTGACCCGGTACAGCGTGTGGGCCGGCCGGATGATGTCGATGATGGTGTTCAGGCTCGACTGGATCTCAAAGACGCTTTCCGGGAAGACCCCGCCCGTGTCCACGTTGACCTGAAACCCGAACTGGTCTGAGATATCGAGCCCGTTGACCCCCGCTCGAACCAGCAAGAAGTTCTCCAAGACCTCAAAGTCGCCTGTGAGGAATAGGTCCGTGGCGTCCTTGATCGACTGAGGGATGGACCCTTGGAAGTAAATCCGAATGAGGCTGAGGAGGAAGGTCCGAAACTCCTCATCGTTGTCTCCAAGGCCCGCCGGCAACCGACCGTTGAGAAACACGAGGTAGCCGATGATGCTGTAGAGGAACTCGCTCCGGGTGTGGTTGAAGTCCCGGTCGAGGTCGATCTCCTCCAAGGCCAGCTCGATCTTGGCCAGCTCGATGGCCACAGCCTTCAGCTCAAGGGTGTAGTTCGGACCCTGAATCGCGCTCACGTAGTTGGAGGGCAGCAAGTTCAGCAGGTTGGTGAAGATCACCTGGCCTCGCTGAAGGACCCGTAGCTGGTACTCCTTACCCCGTCGAAAGGTCGAGAAGTTGACCCGATCTGGGTCGAGTGTGAACCTCGGCATTACGTCCCCTCACGGAAGGTCAGGGTGAGGTTGCCCAAGTCGAGGAACTCCACCGACGAGGCCACCAGATCATGCGGACCACGATCGTTGTAGACCGTGTAGCTCACAGCGTAGGCGTGGTTTTCAGGGGCATCCGGCGGAGTCCCCGACCCAGAGAGGCTGACGACCGCGTGGTTGGCTGTACGCCTCACACGCTCTGCCACGATGGCATCAGGGAGCGTGAAGCCAGCAACAATGAGTGTGGCGTCGTCAGAATACCCAGCGACACTCGCCCCATCCGCTCCGATGATGTACGCCTGGTTGATAAACTCACCCACGTTGGTGAGGCTCGACGACAGCGTCATTGCGATGTCGTCTTGGAAGACACCCTTGTGCTCTGTCTCCGTGCCGCCGCCTTCGATCGTGGGGAATCGCAGAGGGTTGGTCAGGATGAAGACCTGGCTGCCGCCGATGTCCAAGGTCGAGAGACGAGCAGCGCTCGACCGGACATCCTCACGCATCTTCCTGGAACCGTCGGCGTAGCCCATGCGTGCGAGCGGCAGAACCTGGAAATCGACGCCCGGGGTCGAATCGATGGCGTTGATGAGGTCGGACTGCGCCGAGCCTTGACCGATGAGCTTGGTGTTCAGCTCGACAGAGACGTTGCTCCGAATCAGGGGGTCAACCGTGTCTTTGGTGGCACCTTGGTTGAGCTGGATGGTCGTCTCTAGTTCGACCGAGTTGAGAACAGCCTGCTTGACCAAAACGTCCGCTGTGACGTGTCGCCGACGATCGACCGTTTGCTGGAGCTGCTGGAGCAGGTCGTTGATCACGTAGGTGACGGTGAAGTTCTCGTCATGGTCGTAGTCGATCGAGACTGTTTGCCCACTCAGGATGGTACTTGTCGCTGTACGAACAACTCTCGCTGGGGTCGTTGCTGTGCCCTCGATGATCTCGTAGTCAGGGGTCGCTGAGCCCGGCCCCGCAAACTCTGTCACGCGGTCCTCAGTGAAGACTCTGACCGTAGCGGTGTTGACGCCAATGCTCTGAAGCCGCTCCTCAAAGAAACCGATCATGACGTGCTGTTCGTCGTTGACCGGAATCGTGACACCACTCGGAACACCGCCCACCTGCTCGATGACCAGATAGTCTTTGGCGATGGTCGACTCCCCTTCCAGCAAAGGATCGTCGGTTTTGAAGAGTTGGAACTGAGTCACCGGCAGAGCCCCTGAAACCTCTCCCGTCAGAGCTGTGACTCGCCGCACGGGCTGGAGCAGGAAGGTGTGCTGGTTGACCGCTCGGAACCGATAGTCGGCGATGACCACGTCATCGAAGTTGGTTGTGGGTTGCGCCACAGCCGTACTGAGTTGGAAGGTCTCGTAATCGAGAATAAGGACGCCGGTGAGGTCGTAGTCGGCGCCCACCGTCCCGTTGCGAACCCCCAAACCCTGAGCCGAGTTGTCGAGGATCTCGACAAGGGGCGTGTCAACAGTAACCCTGGTATCGAGCACTCGGAAGATGAGGTTGGCGGTGTCGATGATCTGGCACCGGATGTCACGAGCTGTCTCGAAGGTGAAAGCAAACCTCTCGGTGACTGTCCGCTCCCGAAGACCCTGCACCCAGATGTCGACCTTGCCCCCGATGTGCTTGAGGCGGACTTCGTCCCAGTCTCGCATCATCAGCTCGTCGCCGCTCTTGACGATCTTGCTCTTGATGATGCCGATCTGCTCAGCCGCAGTAGCCGCGTAGCCACCCTCTGTGCCTGTGTCGACAGACACGAACGCCAGCTGGGAACGCACCGCCAGGTCCGTGTTGCTCTCACGGTCTGACCCAAAGACCGTAGCCTCCGTGTTCGTGACCTGGAACGTGCCTAGAGGGCTAGAGATGTTGACGATAGACCCGGCAGGTCGGTTACCGTTCGACCCAACGCTCTCCGCAGTGATGTCCGCGACGATCTCGTATCGTTGGGTCGCGAAGTTGAAGAAGGCGTCTGCGTTGATGGCTGAGAGTACGAAGGTCCCGCCAACCACAAACCGAGTCGAGAAGATGCCGTTGATCTCGTCAGGTGTCGATGACACGACAGTGCCTGAGGGGATGGTTACATCTGCCGTAGGCCGTGTCGTGGTGTAGAAGACCACCTGTCCAACCGCAGGTCGACCGTTGAGCCTGGTGCGTGTGAAGTTGCCGGCGAGCTTGTCGAACTGGGAGTCGATGAGCGTCTGAACCGCAGTGTCCGTTGCGAGTCCAAGAGCTGACTTGATGGCTTGCTTGTAGGCGCTGGTGGCAACAGCATCACTGATGCCATCTTGGTTAGCATCGTCGATCTGAAGGAGCGTGAGGAAGGACTGGCTTCGATGAACGAAGTCGATCATGAACCAGAGGCGCTCAGCCTCAGAGGCGAAAGGATCGATGCTGACGTCGCGGGTTGTGGACCCAGGGATGAGCGTGATTTCTTGCTCGACTCGCTGGATGGCCGCCACGAACCCCAGAGTGATCTGGAGCTGAGACCTGCCCGGCAAATCACGGATCGCAGTGTCGATGACAATGGGCAGCCCTAGGACTTCTTGGCTGAAGGGTGTTTCGAACTCCTCGTTCGTGAACGAGTCGAAGAACACACCTGCCACGACGTAGTAGAGGGGCTCGATTGTGTCGACATCAACGAACTGGTCGGCGTTGGTCTGTCCCGTGCCACCTCCCCGGTTGTGCCGGAAGAAGATGAACTCGTTCAGCTCTCGGATGGACAGCGTTTGCGTGAACTTCAGTTCCGATCCGGTCAAGCCGACGTTCACGAGACGGTCGAGGTTGGCTGAGGTCTCTTGGCCAAACACATCTTGCTGGGTCACCCGAATACGGACCTCACTCCCGTCGTTCGGAAAGACCACCTCGCTGCTGTCTAGTTCGATCAGGCGTTCATCAAAGATCGTCGAGGCCTCTGTTATGAGGGCCTCATTGAGTTTGAAGTACGCCGAGCCCGCACCACCCTCAGACGAGGAGGCGTAGAAGTTGTAGCCCCGGAACTCGTAGTCTGTAGGGTTTTGGTCCGTTCCCTTATGGTCAGAGAGCAGAGGAGCCGCAACGAGGATGTCAACAGCGTCCCGTCGGCGTCGAACGCTCACACCAGTCGGAATGAGCCCCTCTCCGGCCTCGATGGCCGCTACTCGTGTGATGCTTACCGTGGAGATGGGACTGACAGAACCTACGATGTCGACCGCTCGGAAGGCGATGGTGTTGAGCCCTAGTTCGAGCTGGAAGCCGTCTGGGAAGGAGGCTGGGTTCGGGAACGTGAAGTTGGTGCCATCCAGGGCGACAAGCGTGTTGTCCGTCGCAAAGACAGACCCGTTGACCGACACCTGAAGAGCGACCGTGTTGGCATCGATCGTTCCTGTGATGGTGATGAACTCCAGGTTGGTGGTGAACACCAGCTCTTGGGCTGTATCGCCACTCCCATCCCTGAGATTGATTTGCGGTGCAGTCGCCATAGTTCCTTACCCAAACACGGTGTCGACTCCAACCGCACCCTGAAGAGACTGTCGAATAATCCCGTCCTGTGAGGACGATCCAAGGATGTCCGTGGGCAGCGGGAGTCGCACGCCACGACTGAGTTGAATCTGCCGGGAGGACCGGTTTTGAATGGTGGCATTGATGAAGAGGATGGTCGGATCCGAGGGGTCCGGCACAAGACGCAGCTCCAAGATTTGGAAGGGGTACTCCTCATCGGACACGATCTGCCCGACGTTCTCCTCTTGCTGGCGCTTGATCGACTGCCAACGTCGGAAGGCGTCCCGGACATCCGACACGATGAAGCTCTGGATGATCCCAGAGGCGGACAGCTTCTTGCCCACCGTGTTGAGGATGTTGGTTCCGTACCAGGTGTTGAAAATGTTCGACCCCTGGACCGTAAACATGATCTTCTGGATCTCCTGGATCAGGAGAGCCTCGTTCCGAACCTCGATGACATCGCCGTTGACGTTGTAACGCCAGTCATTCTCCACCCCGAGCCCACCACATCGTCGGCACTCGGACCGCACCGTGGTGTAGTCGATCTCAACGTAGTCGTTGAACCCTCGCGTGGGTTGGTCGAACACGATGACGCGGAACGCTTGATCAGACCTCGCCACCAGGTCGCGGATGAGGCTCCACCCATGAAAGAGTCGGCGGCCTCGGAACTGGCGGTCGACAGGGAATCCAACGACCGGGGCCAGCGTGCTGCCAAGGGCTCGGATCGTCAACGTCGCCGCCGGCCCCTGGAGCCGCGTCTTGAATTGGAGCCGACCCTTCGGACTCACAGAGACTTCCACACCCGAGAGCTTGGTTGCGAGGTCTTGGGCGAGCTGCCGAGTCGAGAGCTGTTGTCCCCCCGTCACAGTGATGACCTGGTCAGGCCCGCTGTTGACGTTCACGACGAGCTTGTCGTTGGTTCCCGTGACAACGTTGAACGGCCCCCGACGCCCAGCAATACCGATCGCCGGAGCGAAGACACCCTGTGAGGGCACCTCCACCAAGCTGTTGAGCCGCACCTTGATCGAGGCAGCGTTCGAGATGGGGCGGATGGGGCGGATGGTCTGGCGGTCCGACGTGAGGAACAGAGCCTCCTCGATAACCGTGTGTGAGCAGACGAAGTCGATCTTGCGGTCGAAGCTCATGCCTTGCCTCCTGTCTCGCCTGGGCCAACGTACCCAGAGTCCTGTCGCTGTGGCGCTGTGGCCACACGAGTACCAAGGTTGGGGTCGAGGGGTGGCTCCACGTCGTACTCGCTGAAAGGTGCATAGGAGGTGAGCCCGAACGGATCTTTGCCCTGGTCATCGAAGATGGCTCGGTAGTTGGGGTCCGTGAGAAGCCCGGCCATCTGCTCGGCAATGAACTCCAACGAGCCATCCGTGGTCACCGCGGAGCTGATTTTCGCCAACAGCAGGATCTCTAGGTCCAGCTCATCGCTGTAGTCGAGCGCTCGACGGATTTTCCGCTCCAACCGGTCGAAACGGGCCTTCATGGTACCGTCCAACCAAACACGAGACTTGCGAGACAGCTCAGAACTGAGAGCGTCCGCCAAGCCCCGTTGACCCATCACCTCGCCGTTCGACATCATGTTGGGGGTCGAAGTCTCTGAGCCGCGGATGGTGAAGATCGCCTGAGATCGTGTCCGAGCCCGCAGATCGAGGAAGGGGTTGCCTCCCATGACCTCGTAGGCGGCGAAAAGCTTTCCCAGGTAGGTTGTCTGGCCGGGAGAGGTCAAAGAGACGGGAACGCCACCCTGGTACTCGAACGCCACGGTGCCGATGCGGGCCCGTTCAGCCCGCAAGTACCCGATGCGGGCTTCCACCAGCGGGATCTGTGCCCGAGCGAAAACGAGATACCGTTCCCACTGGGTCTTGTTGAAGGTTCCTAGAAAGTCGAAGGCCATGTCCCTACCTACGCGGATCTAAAGTGCTTCACCGAATCCAACCCCTTTACCCTCCGAAAATGATGCCAAAGGCTGTCTTGAAGGCCGTGATGTCGATGGCCACGTAGGCCAGCCCGATCCCTGCGGAAAAGCCTCCAGGACCGCTTGGGGGGAAATCTCCGCCTGCCTCGTCGATGGCTTGAGCCCACGCAGTCGCATCTCCGTCGACCTCTGGCACGGATAGAAGGAAAGCTCCCACCTGGAGGCCCTCGATGAAGTCGAGAATCGAGATGAGGAGCTGGATGAACCGTTCCAACGCATCGATCTTGCGGATCAAAAGGTCGATGAACTTCTTGATCTCGTCGATGAATCCAGCAAAAGCCGCCAACAAGGCGTCGATCTTGTCGAGTAGATCGTAGAGAAGCTGCCCTGCCCACGGGATGATGTCCCTGAGGGGGACGATCGAGATCCAGTCCGGCGGAATGCCTCCAAGCGTGAAGTTCTTGAGGAAGTTGATGATGAGCAGAACGTTCTTGCGGAGGCTCAAGTCGTCGAAACCTGCCTTGAACCGAGTGACCCCAACAGGAGTCACTTTCCCATCCTCGTCCAACTCTGTGAACTTGATGAGGATCTGCTCCATGTCGTTGGCGCCATCCAGCAAGTCCCCAGGGTTGTCGGGGTCAGAGAGGTTGATGGGACCCTCCCGAGGGGGTTTGTCCCGCATAATGTCCCGAAACGTGAGGTGGGCACCCGCCTGGAGTAAGGCAGAAGCCGACACATCAGCCAGCCGACGAGCCGAGAGTCTGGTGAAGGTGTCCTGGTAGGGCACGCTCTTGGTCTTGTTCAGAAAGTCCGTCGCCTCCCCCAAAACTTGAAACTCTGACAAGAGCCCCAAGGCGTCGTTGCCAGCTCGGCCACCACCCAGAATCCCCGCGGCGGCTGTTAGGGATCCCATGCCCACAAACGACACTGGAGTGTCGTTGATTGGGTTGCCCTCACTATCGAAGGCAGGGCCCACAGGATTGTCGTCGGTGAACGTTCTTGGAAGTGGTGTTTGGAAGTCGAGCGAGAAGGCAGTCAGGAACACTCGAATCAGATTTCCAACGACATCAAAATCCGTCTCCACAGGAATCGTGACCTCGACGATCGCTGAGGGGACCCCCATGACCACTTCCTTGGCAGCCGTCTCTGATGGGAACTCGAACACAGGGGTCTCCTTGTTCGAGGACATCCCTGTCTTGAGCTGGACCGTGCTCGTGGCAGCTCCAATGAGCTGACCGTCGCCGTCCACCGCAAGATCGCCGCTGTACGCTCGGACACGGTAGAAGTACCGCTTCCCTATCTCTACCTCTGTGTCGATGTAACGGAAGGTGCCGAGCTGTCCAAGAATATCGAGCCCGACCGGCACCTTGATGTACTTTTGGAACTTGATGACCAAGTCACCCTGAGTGTCTCGCAGGGGCTCCAGCTTGAGTACCTGCACACCCTCTGTCTTAGCGAACCGACCCCCAAGAGATGCGTCAATGTTTGTCGGCCTCTCGAAGATCACTTGGCCCGTGGCCTCCGGGGTACCCATGTCCGCCAGCTCGATCTTGGCCGAAGTTGGGTTGACAATTTCGCTCTTCTCGATGAGAAAGTTCGGCGGATTGAACTCGGCAGCGACCTTGGCCACGGCATCCGTAAAACCAGGGTCGGGCGTCTCTGTGCTTGACGGCAGGGTCCAGCTCAAGAGGATCGACTTGATGGGCCCGCTGGTGAAGACGCTGGCCACGTCGATGATGGGATCTCCCGAGTCCCCCACGGGTCCAGCTCGGAAGTCCGTAGCGGCAGCGTAACGAGGAGAGGTCAGCTCTTTTCCGAAGAACCGGAGGAGCTGCATGATGCGTCGGATGAGGGTGAAGGGATCAGAGGCGTCCACCATCAGGATGATAAACCCGCTCTTGGTCGAGCCTATGCGGGGCTGAGGCCGGTTGAAATCGCGGGTGTCGAACAACGACGCTTTGAACCGCTGGGTGAACGCGGTCGCTCCGCCACCGATGAGGTTGAAGTTCGGATCCAACTCTGGCTTTGGCACGTCGATGTAGGCGAAGAACCCTGACGCCTTGAGAGCCAAGAACAGCTCTTCGATGAGCTTGATGAGGGCCTCGACCAGTGCACGGATGGGGTTGCCGAAGTCGATGAGGAACGCCTTGATCGTCTCCAGGATGGTCTTGAGGATCTCCAAAAGGATGAGCAGCGCTTCGAGGACCTCTCGAACCGGCTCCAGGAGATCCTTGCCAGGGACCTCTAAGACGAATGACTTCCAGTCAGCCACGATTCAGCTCCCCCAAAAGAGGACTAGCTCCCGTACTGCATCTTTCGGAGCTTGCGATGGAGCCCTTCCAGCTCCTTCTCCGTGGCCTCTTTGGTGAGACGCACGACTTCCTCCATCCGTTCATGAATGGGGAGACGCTCCTTGAATTTCCACTGGGCACGAGGTCTTTCCTTGCCTACGTTGTCAGCAGCTTCGTCAGCGCCTTCAGGGTGTCTTCCTGCTGCTTCAGTCGGTTGTCCCTCGCCACATCCTTCTTGGGGAGGATCCCCGTCGCTAGATTGGTCCTTCCGTCGATCCATACAAATCTCCTGTCATAAAGACGATCTATCGCACTCATCACCGAGCTGATCTTCGCAACTGGGCCGACTCCAGGGTCCTCGATGTCCGCGATACGATCATCCACCTGACCTGCACGAAGGGCGAAGCTGTAGCCCACCGCATGGGCTCCCGCGTCACCCAAGACGCTCACCGTGGTCCCCAAAAGAGTCTGGAAAGCCGAGATGTCGGCCAAGGCGTCGTCCGCCTTCTGGAGGGCCTCAAAGATCGCCTGGAGCCCGTCACGGCTGGCACTTTCAGGTCGAACGATGCGGTAGCTCAACCCAGAGGCTGTGGCCGGGAAAGAGTCATCCACGATGGTGGGCAGGGTTGTTGTCGTGATGGCACCAGCATCGTCGAGCTTGTATATCCCCGCGCTGGCCCCGATCCGCATGTAGATGAAGTCCGTGACCAGACTGATGCCTTGAATCGTGAAGTCTACGAACGAGTCCGTGAAGAACGTGTTCCCGATGCCTGTGTCACCTGTCGTGCCTGTGAAGATGTCCTCGAACACGCAGTCCAGGAACATCTCCAGCGCATCGATCGTGTTGTACGGCTTCGGCGGGACGTTGGTGCTCAAGACCTCGACCTGGCCGTCGAGGGCGTCGTCCAGCTCGGCTGTCAGCCCTGACCCTGAGCCCCCAAAGGTGAGGAACGAGTCGTCAACGACGTAGAGCCCTGCGCCGTTGAAGGGCCACGCAGTCGTAACCATCGTTGTCTCAGTGGGCACCGACACGACCTGTCGTCGTAGCCCTGCGTTGGACCCTGTGGTGTAAACCAACGTGTGGCCTGGCAGAATACCGGCAGATTGGAAGGCCGCTCCGCCATCCGTCACAAGCGTGAACCCAGAAACTGAAGCGGCCACGCCGCTGGCCAGTGAGGCAGACACAGCAACGTCAAAGGTGAAACCGGTGTCCGCTGAGGGCCAGGAATCGCCTCCGGCCACAGCCACGTAGGTCGCGGTCGCTGCCGTCACGATGCGGTAGTCCAACCCCACGTTGAGGCCGCTCGTGATCCGCACGATGTCACCGACCTTCGGAACCGGAGCGGGGAAGGTGCCAGAGTCGAGCGTGATGCGTGTCTCGGACAAGCTCAGGCTGCCAGTGCCAGTGAACGCGGCCGTGGTGGCCGTCACGATGTCTCCGCCGGCCCCAATGATTTCCTTCTCGCGAGCCAGGTAGCCGATATTGGCACCGTCCGGGTTGGTACCCGTTTCCGACTCTCTCCATGGGTTGAGGATGGGGAAGCCGCGGTTGCCGTCATCATCCAGCACGCCGCCGTCGAGGGCAGGGAAACGATACGGCTCCTGAAGCGTGTTGGGGATCCCGAAAACGACATCCAACGGAACCTCGCCACCAACCGGGTTCTGGACGTTCGGCGGGTCTGAGGCCGGCGGAAAGAAGGTGCCGTCGAATGGTGGGAAGGGTTGGATATGCGTGAACTCCCCAGCCTGACGATCAACTCCAACATCGAAATTGGCTCGGAAGAATTTGCTGTGCGGCACCAGTGGGAACACGAGGGGTGTGATCACTAGGCCTAGATCAAAGCCGACCTGATAGACGGTGGCCCCCACTGGAACGGGTACCCCAATTGGCGTGGTAAACGTGAGGGTGGTCGCCGTTGTGCTCCCCGGCACGACCTCCAGCTCAGAGAGAGGCCCAAGCAAAACCGTGCCGTCTTGGTCCGTGATCAAAGCCCTGTGTACAACAAAGCCCCCGCCCGAATCAGGAAGCAAGGAGGCTGGTTCCCACTTGGGCCGGACGCGGTAGACCTTCTCATCGGTCGTATCGACCTCGATGGTTGTATCAGCGGCGGTAGCAGCCTTGGTGACCAGCCCCCAAGGCTGACGACGGAAGATAGCCTTGGCCTGTGACAGGTTCTTGAATCCGATGTCTCCAATGGTGTCGCCCGTCTCCAGCCCAAGAGGAGGCGCCACAGGAACCCCAACACCACGATGGGTGGGGAAAAAGCGGCTGAACTTGAAGGGCCTGTAGACCTGGAGGTACGTTCCGATAGAGAAGAAGACGAAGCCCGGCACAGTGAAGGAGAAGGGCGCATCACTCACCTTCATGATGTCGTCGATGTGGTTCGTCACCGAGGCGAAGTCAGGTCGTGTCGGGTTGTCGATGAGACCGTCAAACAGGAAACGGCCGTCGCGATCACCAACAACACGGCCGTCCATCGACTGAAGGGCGTCTTCCAGCAGATTGATGCTGTCATTGAAGAACTTGAGAGTCGGTCGAGCAACCAAGTCCTCGTTGGCCAGACGGACCTCCTGGTAGAAGACCGACTCACGACCCTGCTCGAACAGCTTCGGCTGGCTGGCGTTCTCCAATCGAGGTCCGCCCGAAGGGATGGCCGCCTTGGCGTCGTCCCCAAACTGCTCCGCTAGTTCAGCTCGGAAGATGGTCATGGGCTCGACCCGCCAGTAGAGGGAGTCAGGAGCGTATGTCGTGTAGTCGATGGCGAGGATTTGTCCGTTGAGTCCGTTGGTCGAGGAAGGCACGACCAGATGGCTGTAGGAAGCTCGAAAGTCTCGGCCGTCCTCGATGGTGGCGATCCCTGTGTAGAAGATCGACAGCTCTTCCTCGATCTGGAGCGGGTCTGTGAAAGAGACCCCGCCAGCACTGTTGATGGTGTAGTCGTCAGGCTGGACGAGGACTTGTCCGATCTCCCCTTCCACTCGACGCCACACCGTGAAGGACTGGTCCAAATCAGGAGACCGTGTGGTCGTCACCGACGCCAACGGAGATGACAGGATTGGACGAACCGACCGCTTGAGTGTGGTGACCCCAAAGGTGTACTGCCGCGCCCCATTGGAGGACATGGTGACCGTGGTACGGTTGGTTTCCGAGTCGTAGACCGAGCCCTCGACGTAGTTGTAGTCCGTTGATCCCGTACCTCCCTCCCATCGAAGAATGGTGCCGGTCCGGTAGGTTCGAGCTTCATCGCCCACGAGCTTGAAACGGTTTTGGCCTCTCGCAGTCGTCTCGAAGGGCGTCAGCTCCGTGACAAAGTAGCTCGGGAAGAAGAAAGCGGCCGTTGGACGGGTCTGCCCTGAGGTCACCGCCAAGCTCGGGTTGCGGAAGTCACTCCGAAACTCCTGGGGGGAGGCGATCGTCACCGTCGTGGATTCTTCCCCAGGAAGATAGGTCGACCCCGACAGAAGATAGATTTCCTCCTGATCGATTCGGAGTAGGTGGTTGGCCTTGAAGTCGGCTGTCCGATCCCCTGCGATGGTGAACTCTGTTTCGCCCGCAGTGATGGCGATGTTCACCCCTACGAACGGGGGCTGGAGGACCGTCACAGTCTTCTCGCCACCGATGGCTTCATGAACGTAGTAGTCGATGTAGACGCGCTCTTCCGGGCCGACAGAGGAACCAAATGGGAGAGCATCGGTGACCTGCGTTGTGGGTAGGAAGGTCACGGTCGAGACCGGAGGCGAGGTCACGGCCGAGAAGGCCACCTGGACACCCGTGACTTGTGGACGCCCACCACGGAACGCTTTGGGCGAAGGCACTGTCGCGACCTCTCGACCCAAGGGGTTGAACGACAAGGTTGCGGTCGGCACGGGGTGGTCCGCTGTCAGCTCCTTGCGGACGATGAAGACACCTCGCTCCTCGATGATCACCTTCTCATCGTCATCGTTGATCCGAGCGTAGGTGAGAAACACCTCCTCGTTCTCCAACATGCGGTCGGTGAACTCGATGAAACCCAGCTGGGCGTTGACCAGGAAGTCTGTCCCGATGGTCAACGTCTTGGCGAGGAACACATTGAGGGCGGCGTTCACATCTGTCTGGCTGAAGTTGAGGTTGCCTGTGTCAAGGCTGACCTCAACGACTCCCGCCGCCAGTGAGGCCGGGGCCGTGAAGGCTCCGTCGTTGACCACCTGTACAGGCTCAAACGGCGTGCCCGTTTTGCCAAACCTGAGCCGAATCGAGCCTATCGTTGTGAGGTCGACGACCAGTCTTGGGGCGTTCGCCGTCACACCAAGAGACGAGAGTCTTTCGACCCGCGTGTTGGGGTCAAGCGCTGGGACCTCGCGGAAGAAGCGGTCAGCCAGGATCTCATTGCCCCGAACGATCTCGTAGGCGATGTTCGACGCCACGGCTCCAGCGATGTCCGTTGTGAGCGAGGTCGTGCCCACCGTGTCGATGTTGTAGACCCCCGCCGCAGCCCCAGCTGCCACCACCAAGTAATCACCGGCCACAACTCCCGCCGCAGTGAAGTTCTGGCCAGCATCCGTGAAGGTGGTGGTCCCAGAAAACGAGCCAAGCGAACCTGAGGTGACGAACAAGCCGTCGGTTTCGGTGAGCGTGATGAGTCCGGCATCCAGGTTGGTGACGACATCGAAGTCGCGGCCGGAAATAGTCGCGGGCAGGGTTGTGTAGGTGGCCGATCCTGGCGGGTCCTCCAGTTCGAGAACAAGAGCCGACGCAAACAGTCCTGGATCAGGAAGCTGGACAGAGCTGTACGCCACCCGAGTTGATTGGGTCACCACCACATCTTCTCGGCGGCGAGCCACTTTGATGGTCGCTGCGTCGTAATCGATGACGTACCCAAGGCCCGCTGGGGGAGCGGGCACATCGAGTCGAGGGAGCGGGTCAAGAAGGAGGGTGCCCGTCCCCTGCTTGACTCGCACCACAATGGGCCGTGAGTCCACAGGCACAGCCGGGAGAGTGAAGAACGGAGCCCCGATGAGAGGGTCGGCCAGAGTCGCGTCAGTAGACTCGTAGAAGGCGCTGATGTCCTTGAGCGTCGAGTCGAGGTCCCCAGGGTCAACCGGTGTACGGAAGAACCGCACGGCCATCCCCCGTTCGATAGCCAAGTCGGGGAACACCGCTGTGACGGACTGGGCTCCGTAGATAGCCTTGTCGGCGAGCGAGAACTGCACAGCGTTGTCGCTGCGACGGATTTCCACTTGGCCCCGCTTGCCGAAGAGGCTGAAAGCGTCCACGAAGATCGTTTGAAGGAAGGTGACGACCCCAGGGATCGTGAAGAACACGTCGCTGTCTTCATCCGGGAGGAATGACAGCGTACCTGGAACAAGGATTGTCCCCAAGCCCTCCGTGCTCACCTGGACATCGAATCCAAAGGTTACACCATCGTAGTAGATGGCTACCCCCGTGTTTGACGAGACATCGGTCGGGTTGAACTTGAGGCGGCCAGTCGCGAGAGACCACTCGACTGTGCCTGCCGTGGGACTGCCTGAGAAGGCTCCGTCAGTAGCCACCTCTACCGGAGTGAGATACTCGGCGAATCCGATGCGGATGAGAGGATTCTGTCCCGTGGCTGGGATCGGGTTGAGCAAGAGGACGTTGTCAATGACCCCAAGGTTGGCGTCCGACTCGTCAGGTGTGAAGAAGCTCTGGCGTTGGAAGCGTACGTCCTGGCTCAGGAAGGATGTGATGTCGGCCGGGTTCCAGTTGAAGTTGCCCGTCTCCTGGGACATCTCGACGGTCCCGGCACCAGGCGACCCGAAGTTCACATCCGCTGCGACGAGGGTGACCGGGAAGGCGGTCCCTGAATCGGTGCCGATCGATACACGGAGCGGATAGGAGCCGGTGTCTGTGGAGAGCGGTGGAGCACCTGAGAGCCGGACAGTGTTGGCGTCAGCCTCCATGGTGCCGGCGACCTCGATGGGAGCACCTGGGAGCGTCTTGAATCGTTGGTTCCGACCGTCGTAGCCAAACCGATTGATGACCTCGTTTTTGGTCCAGCAGAAGCTGGGAGTGTCTGAGGTCGAGGTGGTGTTGAACTTCCCGTCCCGGAGAACGAAGACGTGGTACTCCGTCCGCGGCTCAGTTTCTGCCGTCGGGTAAGCCGCATCAAACGCACCCTGGCTGGTGACAACGATGTTTGGTGTGGAGGAGAACGGCGAGTTGGCCTGACCAACCCGGATCGGCTCCAACACGTAGCCGCTGATTGAGAGCCCCATGATTGGACCCTTAGAAGGCTAGTTCGAGGGCCCAGGAGGGGACGCGAAGACGAAAAGATCGGCCCAGCACCCGAAGGTGGAGGTAGTCACGAACCCTTCCGGGCACTAGCTCGGTGAAGTTACCGTCTTCGCCGCGGATGGGCGTGACAGGCCTCACGGACTCGAAGCCAATGATTCTCGGCATTTGGATCTCCATTTCATATTATGTTGCCAACCCCAGCACCAGCACCGCCAGCGGGTGAGGCCGACCCTACAATGGGGATTGGAATCAGTAGACTCGCGAAAACAATGTCGAGAGCCTGCCCGATGGCCAAGGCGAGCTGGTCGGTGGACTGGCCCTTCATCCCCGCCGCCTTGAACCCAGCGATGAAGATCGGACCAGCCGGCGGAGCGATGAACTTCGCCACCCCGGAACCCACTCCGATACCTGGATGGGTCGTTTTGACGAGAGCTTGGAGGTAGGCCAGTACCAAGCCGTTGCTAAGTCCAGCAATGAGCAGGGGCGCCATGATGCCTAGCAGCCCGAAGGAGGCGAACCCTCCTGTCATGGCGCCTAGCATGGCTGGGGGCGGGATAACGACAGGAACGGGCCCTCCAGAGCCAACACCAAGCGATCCGGCATCGATCGTCGCCACGACAATCTGGGGAGTCCACTGAACCACCCCGTTGGCAACCCCAGACGCCAGCTGAGGTACGCCTGTCCCCAGGTTGGCAGTAGCTATGAGGTTTGGGAGAACAGCTCCCACGACTCCAGGGACAGTAACGGGCATCAGTTCGAAAGGACCGTCAAAGATCCTAGAAGTGGGAGGCCTGTGATGTAGTCGAGGGTTGGGGTCCCCGGCGGCATCGCCGGGATCCCTCGTACCACACCCAGGACTGCCGAGGGGCCTCCCAGAAGGATGAGCGGAGCGATGACTGCACAAGTGGCCGCGGCGGTCAGGGTCAAAGCTGCGCCGGCTGTGATGGCGATGGCTCCGCCACCCGCGGTGAGAGCTAGGGCTCCAGCTCCTGTGGAGAGCGTCACCGCTCCCGAGGCCGTCGTTGCAGCCAGGGCACCTGTCCCCACCGTGATGTTGAAAGCGCCAGCCGGGTTACTGAAGGCGGTGGCTCCAGCAGCCACTGTGTACGACAGAGCGCCAGCCGCCAGCGTAGTTGCCATGGCGCCGGCAAGGATGGTCTTGACCTCACCGCCAGCCACGATGGTCGAGATGACTGCCAGGGCATACTGAAGCTGGCTCTTACCTGAGATCATCTCGTTCTTCTCGCCAGCATTGAGCGTGTAGCCCTGGAAGGCGTTGGTCGAGATGGAGTCACACCGCATGGCGACCTGACCTGAAACGAAAGTGTCCTTGCGGCCCTGGATGGTCTTCCGCTCCGCTCCGGTCACGACCTTCTCGTCTACCCCTTTGATCTCCACGCTTCGGGAGACGTCGTCCTCGTTGGGGTTGCCCTCATAGAGCGACTTCGTGGCAGAGCTGAACTTGAGGGTGAGGGCGTTGCCCTGGGCGTCTCGTCCCACATTGAGGTGAACGCCGCCGGCACATGTGATGTGAGCCGAGATGTTGTCCGGGGAGGACGCCCCGATGAATGCCTTGAGGGCCCCTTCGAGGTTCATCTCCGCCGAAATATGGCTCGACTGTTGCTCCTCGACAGTGCTCTGCGGGATGTTGAGCAAGAGCTTACCCTGCTTGGTCACCGCGGCCACGAAGTTCTGGTTGCTGACCTGGGCCGCGGGCCGGATGCGGAGCATGGCAGCGGCGGCCGAGGTGTCCTTCTCGTTGTCGGTCCCAACAGGATTCCGGTTGACCTCGTTGAGCGTGAAGCTCCCAGGGGTCAGCTGCTGGAAGTCCTTGAACAGCAACGGCTTGAGGATCTTGCCGTACTGGCGCTGCCCCGCGTTGGAGTTCATATCGTTGCCGACGACGGTTCCAAGAACACGCTCGATGTACACGGGTCGGCGGTCGCTCACAGCCGTGAACCCGTCGACTTCTTCCAGGACCTCTTGGGTTAGGTCGCTGGTGTAGAACATCTCGAACCGGTCCTCAGTGAACGCATAGGACGGGTCTTCAGGGTCGAGGTTGAGCTTGCCTCCTCGAACGGTGGGCGGGTAGTGAGCCCGACGCCCATTGGGCAACACCGCCGCTGGGAAGTTGGTGAAGTTGTTGAACAGGTCAGAGGCCACTCCCGAGCTGTTGGCAAACTTCAGGGCACTGCCCTGCACGCCAGGGCCAGCCGCTTGTAGCTCGTCGGTGCCGAAGTACGTCAGCGGGTCGGTGTTGTTCGTGAGCTGCGTTCGAAGCTGCTTAGCCTCCGTGTCGGAGAAGAGGTCGTCAGGAAGGTAGAAGGCTGTTCGACGAATCGGTCCAGCGATACGCCGCACCCCAGACTGAGCTTCGAACTTGTGGATGGATGACATCACCACGGATCGCTCATCGTCCCGTAGCTCAAAGCAGTCTCCTGCTCGGTTGGTCATCGTGACATCGCGACTGAGGATGAACTCAGCGCCGGCTGCGGACATGCCACCGACATCCCCACACTTGAGCATCAACCGTTTGAAGCGGCGGACCCCTCCAAGAATGCTTTGCGCCTCAGCCTTGTCAGCGGGATCTAGCTCGTTGAGGTCGATCGGACTCCAGGGGTCAAACCGGGCACCTGTCTTGTTCACCATGGGGAGGTACCCAAGGATGACCGCCTCCGAGAGCTGCTTCTGCGTCCGGCGGTAGCCGACGATGACGAGCGATCCGGCTTCAGGGCAACCGCCCCAAAAGCTTCGGGGCCCGTACATCCCTTGGGTCAGGTCGATCTCAAAACGGTCCCCGCCGCCCGTGATGATCTTGATGTCGGCCTTCATGTTGATCTCGTCGATACGCACGAGGAGACCGATCTTCAGGCCCATCAAATCGCCGGTGTCGACGAAATCTTTGCCCCGTACCTTACCGGAGGGCAACCGAGGGTGTTGCTTGAGCTTCATCAAGGAGCCGTTGGGTACTTGTTGTTGTGGGCGTTGAGGTCCTGCTGGGCCTTGAGAAGGTCCTGCTTGACCTTGTCCAGCTCCTCCTTGCAAGACTTCAGCTGGGTGCTGACGCTTGGCACGTCAGGATCGAGCAGGTTGAGTTGGGCAGTGACCGAGATTTGCTGACCGAACTCGTCGAAGGATCTCTCCAACCTCTCGCACTCCTCGACGAGTTCGCCGAGCTTCTTCTTGAGCCGCTTGATATCCTCCTCAAGCCGGGTCCGTTCAGTGTTGGCCTTGAGCTTGTCGCTGAACTCGTTCCACGACTTCTCGATGTCGTCGATCGCCTGAGCCCCCGCCTTGGCAATCGCCTCAGGATCACCACCAAGAGCACGACCACCCACAGAGAAGGGAGGCTCGAATCCTCCAGTGCTCTCAACCCCAAACCGGACAGCTTGGACGTCGACCGCCGGAACGTTTAGTAGTTCACCACGGAGAGCTTGCTCATATCCTTGGTGGGACGAGTCGAGCGCTTCGTAGAGGTTCACAAGGAACCCGTCGACCCTTGCAAGTGTGTCCGCAGTTGTGAGGACCGCGTCCGTGATGGGGCCACCATCGGCAACGGCCTGGTTCACAGCGACTCCCGCCTCGTCCGTAGCGACCCCCGACTCGTGCTTTGCGATATCAACGGCCTGAGAAACGAAGGCCTCCTCCGAAATAACACCTCCCGTCTTGTTGCCATCCTTGTCCACGAGGTCCAAGTTGCCCGTTTGAACATCAAGTGCATATTGCGCTTTGGCTAGTTCGGTAGCCTTCTCGACGAGTGCCGCGTTAGCCGCGACCTCCTCAGGGCCTGGGCCTTGGGGTGCCAAGTTGGTGTTCACCGCCCCCGATGCGCTGAGCGTTTTGACCTGGTAGCCGACGTTGATGAACGCCAGATCCGCTCGACCTAGGACACAAGCACAGTCCGAGTTCACCGATAGTTCCCCGTCACGGACCTGCATCTCAGCAAGCGTGAGAGCACGCGAGAGCTGGGACGCTTCCACGTCCGCGATCACAGTGGAGTTGGTCGACCCTGCTTGTTCAGGGGACCCCAAGGGTGCTGTGTCTACGAAGTTGGTGCCGTCGTTTTTGAACTCCGGCTTCCCCGTCTCAGGGTTCCACACCGCCGCTGTTTGAAGATCCTCAGGAGAGAGCCTGGTCACAGCCTCCGCAGGATTGGGGTAGTCCGACGAGGTGGTCCCAAGCCCCGCCGACTGTGCCTGGAGCGTGTCGAACAGCTCCCCGGAAAGCGTGAGTTGGGGAGACACTTGGGCTCGCGAGTTGTCCTTGTTGTCCTCTGCATTGAGAACGAGAGAGCCGTCTCGAAGTCCGACGCCGCGACCGTACTTGAAGTGTCCGATGACCTCAAAGCCTCGCTCATCGGAGACCGGTCGCATCATTCCAGTGTTGCCCGAAAACTGCTTCTGGAGGGCTTCTTCGGGGCCGAGGCCCTCATAAGTGATGTTCTTCGCCGGCAACAAGATGAACTCACGGATCACCTGACTCTCGTCGTGCAAGTACACGTAGACACCCGCGGAATTGAGTCCGTAGTTGTAGCGGTTGTTCATGTACTTTTCACGAACCGCGTCATCAGTCTGGGCCGTGTGATAGATGTTGTTGAGCTTCGCAATGTCTTTGCGATGCTCATCGTCGGCGTTCTTGTGGAGTGACTTCACAGCACCGCTACGGGCGCCCTTGTTACCCCCCTTTTGTCCGGCCAGAGCTGAAAGGTCGTCAGCCGTCGGAACAAAGGGCCTGGTATAGGCCATGATCACGTTGGGGTACCCCACAACGCGACCTGTCTTTGGATGCCGCACCACAATCGGAGCGTAGGGGTTATCCTTAGGATCACCTGAGGGTGGGGCATTGACCGGAGGAAGCTGAGCCGCGTCACCAACACTGGCACTGAACGTTCCGCCAGCCGCGAGCTGCTTGGAGGTCAGCAGCTTAATCTTTGGATCAAGCGTCGATGTTACGGGAGTTGCTGCCGCGGCCTTCGGACCCTTGTAACCAGTGAGCTTGATGCGTCCGATCCCCTTGGGAGCTACAAACTTGCTCCGCTTGGCTGTCAAAGCCAGAGAGGTTGTAGCCCGGCCGCCGTACGTGAGGTTGTGACTGATCCCTGCGATGTACCAAATCTGGTCTTTGGGAGCGAGGTAGATGGGGAACCCGAGTCGTAGTTCAGGCCGCATCGGGATGTTGACCGTCCCTCGATGCCGCTTGCTGTTGTAGCGGTCTAGGAGGTCGAGCCCTGTGTAGAACATGTAGATCGGAGCACCCAAGAACTCCGAGTTGTAGGTCTGCGTTCGCCAGCCGTACTTACGAAGCAGGTGGTAGTCCGTGACGCTCGTGAAGGGGGTGGCCTCTTCGCCAAACCCGTAGTCGATGTTACCGCCGAACGACCCTTGGACCTGGATCTGAGTGACAACCTCGCCCTCCGACTCCGACAGATCCCAGTCGATGATGTCGATGTCCTGGATCCAGCTCACCGGCTTGTTGGAGAGGACGTCGAGATTGTAGAACGGCGGCTTGAACACGATGTCGCCGGTCACATCCATGTAGAACTCGAACCCGATCGCCTCCTTGGCGGACTGAGCGATCTCCAACTTGGTCTGATACTCGCTCGTCCAGAAGTTGACCTGGCCCGCTGCTGAAAACTGGGTACGAAAGGCGACCACGTTTGAGTCGGTCGGGTCGTAGACCATCTGTGAACCGCTAGCTCCACCGTTGGCTTTTCGAACAGCACCAGAGGCGAACGGGTAGGCGCCCTTCGACGAGCCTTTGCTGGAGGGCTGTCCTGGGCCAGCTCGCGTGTATTGTGAGTAGAGGACGTCGCCACGGACAGCGTTCCCTTGAGTCCCGTACATGAGCAGGTTCGAGCGGATGCGACTGAAGCGCTGTTCCCAATAGAGCATCATGTCCGTCAAGGCGTGGTTGAAGGTCGCCTTCTGGGAGTTCTCCTTGTAGAGGCTGATGAGCGACCCCGACCCGACCACCACATCCCCAAACGACTGCTGGGCCATCGTCCAGATGATGTCGTAGGGGTTCATGCCGAAGAGCACATTGCCGAAAAGGCTACGTCCCAGCTTACCCGAGGCCTGTGTGAAGGCCGGGTTGATATTCATTTTGCACAGCTCCCACCACTTGAGGATGTCAGAGCAGTTGATGCTGACCGAGTGCTCACCGCCTGAGTAGGAATCGCTGACCTCCGTCGTCATACCCCAGAAGATGGGGTAGTACTGCGGAACCCCCTCGACAGCGAAGAACCCCTTGGCGAAGATTTCGATCTCCATCATGGGAGTGATGATGGGGTTACCGTCGAAGAAGAAGTCGTCAACAGTATGACGGGGGATCGACATGTTGATGCTGGCCGAACCCGGCACGCTGTCGATACCGAGGTCTACCTGGACCGACGTGATGAACTTGTTGAAATCCATCCGACGACGACACGCGGGGCAACCCAAGATGTCCTGCTCGCCGTTGATGAAGACAAGAGCATCTGGGGCCTGCACCACCGTTGGGCGCATACCTTGTCGCCAAGTTCCTTGGAATGGTCCGCGGGGCATATGGGCTACTCAGGGTACGACAACCGGCGAGTCTGCTGGTGGAGGTGGAGGCTGGGCTTGGGGATCAGGAATCCCGAAGTTGGGGGCATTAGGGGAGTCGGAAAACAGAGGTGGCGCAGGCGCTGGTGGCTGCGTCTCCCCAGGCTTCACTTCCTGACCGCCCACATTAGCAGTAGGACTCTGATTTGTCGGGGCCAATGTGCCAGGAATATCCCTGGGGAACAGCTGCGGAGCGCCGTAGGTGAAGTCATCGTCCGTACGATCAAGGACGAACGCTGCTCGAACTGTGAACTCGAAAGAGTAGTTGGCCGTGAAGGGCTTGGTGTCTTCCTCTGAGAGGTTGAAACTGCTGAAGCTCCCGATGTAGAGAATGTTGTCGTAGTAGATGTAGATGGAACCCAGCATCGAGAGGTTTTGAGGGCCACCCGTGCTCCCCAGGATCTCAGGCAGGTAAATCGCACCGTTGTTCTTGTAGAGCAGGAAGAGCGACTGAAGGTTCTGCCAGGACTCGGAAAGGTTCCGAGCGTACCGCGTAAGCCCGGGGGCGCTGGCATTCTTGGTGTCCATCGCAAAGAACCCAGCGAGCTTGCCCGAGCCACTGATGGTGTCCTGGTTGTCGCCCCAGTGCTCTACGATGGGCCCGTTGCGACTCCAATTGCCATCCGCGACGATCTTCTCCCCCTTGACTCCGAACTTGTCGGGGTTGACCAACAGCCGTAGCGGCGGGGTCTTCTTCATCTTCTGGACAGCCGCGTAGAGAGCCTTGACCTGGGCCGCCTGGGCCGCCAAGAACTTCTGACCCTTCTCGGAGTAGTTGAGGCCCGTCTCGGCAAGCTTCGCAGCCTCCATGTTGGCTTTTTCGGCGGCTTCCTTGCCGGGCCCCGACCAGTTGTTGTTGTTGCCGCCCCCGCCAACGCCGCCGTTGCTGCCCGATGCACACTGGCTCGACGCTGCCGCCTTTCCTCGCTCGATAGCCTTGGCGACATCGAATCGTAGGGGCTTGGAAACACGTCTGGCGAGGTCTTCTTTCCCAAGAACGCCGTCAGCGTCGCCATCTTTTAGGTCGACTTCCTTGTTATCCCTGTAGGCCTTGTCCATCCAAGCAAGAGTCTTCCCCTGAGACTTGATGATATCCTCCAGCTCCGCCTTGTCATCTGCGCTGAGATACTTGTCGATGTAGTCCGCCGACATGTACCCCCTCGTAGGGTAGAACCTGCCAAGCGAGAGACCTCCTGCGTTGGCGGCGTAAATATCCCCCGCCTTCCGACCTCGAACGGATCGGCCGAACGACTTCTCTATGAAAGGCAGCTGATCGCTGCCTTTCATACACTCGTAATTGTCCCATTCTTCATCGGTCATCTTAACGAGCCGGTTGGTCGCTGTTCTCTTGACAAGCTGCGAAAGACCCTTGGCGGAGTTACTGTTTGAGGCGTTGTGGGCGTTAGGGTTCCAACCCGACTCCTTGTTGATGACCTTGGCCAGCTCTTCAGGCTCGACTCCCATACGCTTGCACATGCAGACGTAATCGATCCAGAACTGGTCATCGATGATGATGTCAGCAAAACCCTGACCGCAGCCACCCGCTATCGCGGATGGTTCCGCGGCTTTCTCAGGTACCGTTTCGTTGGACTCGATGAACGGGATCTCATCAAGGGAAGACGCACTCCGATCGAGCAACCGCCCCGTGATCTTCACCGCAGGTGGGATGACCCCAATCGCAAAAAGGATGTGCCCATCAGCACGCTGCGAGTTCTGAACCTGGGTGAGGGGAATGAACTCACCTGAAGCGGCGTCAGCTCCGACCGTGAGGTCGCTGTAATAGCTCAACAGGTCAACGTAGGTCGTCGGCGGATAGACGTCCGCTGTAGCCTCGACCTGTTTGAAAATACGTGCGTCAGGAACCGCCATCACCCACCTCCGACAACAACACCCGTCGCAACACCAGGGAGACCCCCAACGGCAGCAGCGGCGGCAGCGGCGGCGGCAGCGTTATCCGCCGCTTGTGCGTCCGCCGCTTCCTTTCCAACATTGATGATCTTCTGAGACTCGCTGTTGACGCTCGAAAAGACAGCACCCTCCTCAGCGACGGTCGTGGACGGGTTGATCTTCTGAAAGGCCGGAGCCGGATACCCAACAGCTGATCGAGTCACGTCAACGTTCATCACGATGTGCTCGACCTTGAAACTCCAATTCAGCTTGAAGGCGAACGGGGATTCCTCGGTGTCCTCCCACTCGAACGAACGGAAGGACCCAAAGAAGAGACCCCGATCGTACATGAGGAGGACGAGCCCCTGGAGAACGATGTTGCCGAAGGGGTCGTGAACTGACCCGTTGTTGCGGAAGAGGTCGTGCAGATCGCGGAAGCGGTCCCAGGCGATGGTCCGCTGGCGGAGCACCGACGTGAGGCCGGTGCGGATATTCATGAAGGCCCCAGTGGACTGGTCGGCACTGATCTCGATGAGGTCCTGCCCCCAATGCTGCTCCACGAAGCCCCCTCGTGTTTGAAAGCGCTCGACCTTCTGGTTGTGGCTCTCGCTGAGGCTTGACGGGTTGATGTGTAGAACGAGGGCGTGGGGAAGGAGCGCCTTCCACCTGTTGAACGGACTGGTGATCTGGAACGCCATTGGGATCGGCAGGTCAGGTTTGTTGAACCCTCGTGTGTCGATCGGATGACGGTACTGGGGATGGCCCGGAGCAGAGATCCGCTCAAAGTCGGGGTTGGCAGAAGGGATCCTAGGCATCAGCCAAACCTCTCCCTCGACTTGAAGTTCTGGATCTCTTCAGTCACGGTGGCCCGGATGAACTGCTCGAACCCACGCTGAACAGAAATCTCCACACGAGTTGCCCCGCCGCCTCCGGCTCCCGCAAGTGTGCCGCCCTTGGGAACGATGACCTCGCCCGTACCGATGGATGTCAGACCCTCGCCAGCTGCGGCCCGCACATTGGCGAGCCCATTGCTAATACCTGTGACGATGCCACCCAAAGCCTCCGGCCCCTTCGTCTCAGTCTTCTTGGCCTCGACCTTGTAGCCGAGCGCCCCACCAACAGTCTTGTCACCAACAGACAACTCTTTCGCCAAAGCACTCGGTGAGAGACCTGCATTGTGCATCTCGTCCAACAGCTTGCCGCGATCCTCCTCCTCGCTGTAGAGGTAGTACTCGAACAGCGCCGAACGAACGGCATCGAGAACGGCTTCCTCGATCGTCTTCTTGTACTTCCCCTGGAGGAAAGAGGTGCCGTACTTGACGTAGATCGACCCGTCTTTATGACCATCATCTGCGAACTGAGCAGTCTTCTCAGCAGTCTTTTTGGCATCCTCTGCCGTTGACTGGATCGAAGCCGCGGCCTTCGACTCATCGAAGCCGCTGAAGTCCGGGGCCATATCCCCAGGAGCCCGCGGCCCGTCTAATTTCTGGTAGTCGTCAAACGCCTTTCGGTCACCCTTAGCCCCCGCGACCCTAGCTTGTCCCACACCCTTCCCAGCCGTTGCGAGCTTCTCCCCAATCCCGCCTTGGATAAGCGCCGACGACGGTAGGTACCGCACAGCTTCCGACATCACCTTCGCTTGCGTCTCCTTCCCCGCCCCGGCGCCTCGTAGAGCGCTTTCAAGGCTCTTCCCTTCATCAAGCCCCTTGTTGATGGCGGCTTCTACCTGGGGTCCTAGACCAGCGCCATTTACAGCGTTCTTCAACTCCTTGGGATCAATGTTGGACAGGCCTGTGTAGAGCACACGGGACAGCTCCTCCATCGCTTTATTTGTTGCGGCTCTCTCCTGAGGCCCTCCTCCACTCTCAACACCCTGCCAATTCTTCATCGCCTCTGCGACTCCAGAATAGGCTCCCGTGTTTGTAAGAGCGTTGCCTCTAAACTCTGACTCGTTGATCGCTCCCGACGACGACGTTGCGTCACTCAGCGCCTTTTGAATGTCGGCGTTCTTACTCCGAGCAACTTGGGTCTTCAGCTCTCGCGTCCCCTCTGCCTCGCCAATCCCAAACTTCGTTAGAATGGCGCCGATGTCCGTCCAAATATCGATGAAGACGTTGTAGAGCTGGTTCATCACGAAATCGACAAGAACACTGAGCTTGTCAAGGAGGCTCTGCGTAAGCTGTCCCTGTTGCTTGGCGAAATCCAAGGTCGACTTCGTACCCTCCTTCAGGACCTTCTGCTCCTCCTTGGACATCCCGTCGATGATGTCTTGGGTACCCATCGCATTGATTTTCGCCTTCTCTTCGTCTGTCTTGGCAGCTGCTAGGAGGGCCGCCTTCTCTTCCTTCACAGCCTGCTCCAGCTTCATCATGCCTCGAAGCTGCTCAGTGCCGATCCCCATGTTCTCGGCCATCTTGGTCATTCCGAGCGAGCCAGCACCCTCTGTCAGGGTCTTGCCGCCACCCCAGCCAGCTAGGGCCGCCTGCATCATCTCCAACTGGCCGCCGACCCCCATATTCTCCATGGCAAAGGCTTGACCGTAGACGCCCTTCTTCGAGGCGGTTTCGTCGATCTTCAATTCGATCGAGGACTCTTTCAGGGCTCCGAGTTTCCCAGGAGCCTTCTTACCGATCTTCGCCCACAACGCCTTGGCCTTAGCGGGGTCAGCAAGCTCCTTGCCCACCGCATCGGCTTCCATCCCAATGGCTTTGCCGATATCGGCCTGGAGGTTCTTTCGCTTGTTCGCCAGGTCCTTCTGGACAATCGCCTTCCCCTTCCCACCCGCAAGGAGGGCGACCTTCAAACGGTCGTCCTGGCTCATGTTCTTCATCGTGCCAATGACGCCCTGCATGAACTTCTGGGCGTTGCGGGGGTCCATGACTTTGCCCAACATCTTGAGGAGCTTGACGGACTGCTCCATACGAACGTTGTAAAGACTGAGATCCTGGCTCACCCCTCGGATCATGCCGAAGAATTTGTTGGCCGAGATGCCCGAGTCACCTGCGGCTCGATTCATCTGCTCGAAGGCGAGCTTGGTGCTTTCCAAGTTCATCCCCATCGAGTTCATCATCTCCGCCTGCATCTGGTTGATCTCTTGCAGGGGGACGCCGAAGGCTCGTGAGTAGGCCACGCTCACATGAGACAACTCCGTAGCGAACTTCCCAACCGCCCCCGCGCCGTCACCGGCCTCTGCCTTGATGTGCCCGATAGCGACACCCTCCTGAGTGAGGACGTTGAGCACCTGCTTGTGCTCATCTACTGAGATCCCCCATTCGAGGTTCTCCAGGCTGTAGGCGGAGTCCCGCAGCTGGTCCATCGTATTCGAAAGCTCGTCGTAGGCGTCGTTCGCGTTCCCTCCCGATCGAGCCAGGAACTCCGCAGAGCTGGCCGAGGCTAGGATCTCTTTGTTGAAAGCCTTCGCTTGAGCTTCCGCGTCGATGAGGACCTTGACGACCGCCATGAGAAGCGAACTGAGCGTTCCAATGAGGGGGCCGAGCTTGCCCACAATCTGAAGTATGGGGGCCATCTTACTCATCACCGATCCGAGGCCCTTCATGGCAGCGCCGCCTGCCTTCATAGCGCCGCCGCCCACACCCCCACGCTCCTTGCCTTTACCAGACAACTTGGCGCCCTTCTTACTCAGGAAGCCGCCCCCTAGGGCCGACGCTATGCCGGCCCCTTCGATGCTCTTGGAGAGAGCCTTGCCGGCGAAGGACATCGTCCCTTCGATTGTCCCTTTGAGGTCCTTGCCGAAGAACGAGGTGACGGCGGGAGAGGCCGCCTCAATCCCCTTTTTTATGGCCTCGTTGATCTCGCCGGTCACCTTGACAAAAGCGCCCTTCTTTCCGAGACCCTTGGCCAGAGCTTGAGCTTGGGACTTCCCCTGCTTCTTCATGCGGTTGAGGTTCTCTTGAGCGGCTTTTTTCTGGGTACCACTCAGCTTGCCAACCTGGACCTCCATCGCCTCGATCTGGCCCCCAAGGTCGACCAACGCGCTGAACTCCTTCTTTTGGGTCAGGATGAGCTTGTCAGTCTCATCCATCCAGTCTTCTGACAGCTCGATGGCCTTACCGAGAACGCGGGCGTTCTGGTGACCAAGGTTGCCGACAGCCTTGGTGATGTTGTCCATCTTGCGCTTCATCTGGCGCTCGAAGGTCATCATGTGCTTGACGGCCTTGTCGACCTCGATCTCAACGCCTAATGTTACAACTTCGTCAGCCATCAGCTTTCACCGTTTCGGGGGATTGAGAGCCCACGGGGGCGGTCGGCAACGCGGACCCCTAGATCCTTTTGGTCGCCCCCTGTTCCATGCCACTTGTCCATGAACTGCCCCATCCGAGGGTCTTGTAGCTCCTGGAACGCAGGAACGACCTGTCGGGCAGCCAACCGTTGAGCCATGAGCTGACGGCGACGAGTGATGCGCTCATTGACCTCAGCAGGAGAGAGCCCGGTCATCTCAGTGCCACCAATGACCGGGGAGTCGCCGTACTTCTCCTCGTAGTCGGACTGAAGCTGACGAAGTCGATCCATCTTAGCCGTACGGTCCGCGAGCACCCGACTCTCATGGGCGGCGACGACGTCATCATGCCAATCACGCTCGCCCTTCAGGTCGTGTTCTAGCTGAACGGCCAACTCCTCAACTGTTCGGGCGACTTGCATCGTGGGACCTTGGGCATCGTCTTGATCCCCGGTGTCACCAAGAAGTGCCAAACGAATGATTTTGTCCCGACGCTCGAACTTGGTATTCGTTTCCTCCTCACGGCGACGCTTGTCTTGGGCGTGGATTTTACTCATCCCTTTGCCCGCCATCGAGCTGGCCACGAACTTGGCGTTCTCCCACTCCCGCTCCGCGATATCCCGCTGATCCTCGAAATAGTTCAGGGATCGCCAGGTGAGCTGCGCCCAGTTCATCCCAAGATGTTGGGCACCCTCAATCCCTGAGACGCCCACCGAGGTGAGATCAAGACCCCTTACTTGAGCCCAGCGAAGACGTGAAACAATCTCCATGGAGTAGGGCTCCGTGAGAATAACCGCTTGGGCAGCTCGGCGATTGATCTCGCTCAGCTCAAAGATGACCTTGCGTCGGGCTATGTCAGTTAGGTCGTGGAAAAAGGCTGAGAGTTCAGGAAGCCACTCATCCCGATCAGACAAGACATTGACCCCGTCCACCATGTAGACCCCATAGGCCAAGAACAAATCGTACTGCCTTGTGTTGACAGCGTGCCCGCTTCCTTGAGTCCCACTATGGAATCCTAACCGCTCAAACTCATGGTGGTTGAGGCTCTTGAAGACAAACAAGACCCCGTTGATGACCGCAGAGGCGTAGAGGAACCCTCGAAGGAGCAAAGGCTCCACGTCCTTGAACAGCTCAGGGTTGATCTCAGCCGCAACCGGCTTAGGCACAGCAATGTTAATCTCGTCATCCCGAGGGGTCTCCCCCGCACGATTTCGAAGAGCTGCTTGCTGGACAGCGTACTGATCAGCGGCCTCGGTCACTCAAGCCTCATGGCTGCCGAGGTGGGGGGTTGTACTTCTTGTTGACGCCTGCTGGAGGTTTTGGATCCGTGGCCATCACAACCTCACGGGGGTTGATCCCGGAGGGGCGGATCTCGGCCACGGGCTGCACGGAACGTTCTGGTAGCGGAGCTTGCGGCCCTGTCACCATGCCCTCGACTTGACCTTCAAGGGCGGCAATATGGCTGGCACGACCCCCCTGCGGGACTGTCTCAGGCTGCACAACTGGTGCCGACAGAACCCCCGCTTGGCCTTTCACAGACTCGGTGTTCTGCATGGCCGCTTGGCGGATCTGGTCTGGCACTTTCACCCGACGCTGAGCAGACACAGGAGTCGCAGCCGCTGGCGTAGGGGTCGCGTCTCCTCGACGATTGAGAGGAGTTCGACTCCGCATCATCTCCCGGGGGTCCCCTGTTGGAGAGGGTCGGGCGATCTTGTCCCCCGCCGCCACAGGACTGGGTGCTGGGGCTGGCTGTGGAGACGCCGGTGTTGGGTCTGGCGGCTGAACGTCTGGCGGTGCAGGAATCGGCTGGGGAGCCTCTGGGGCCGTCTCAGTGGCTCCCAACCCATTCTCCAAATCATCAAGCCGTTTGAGTTGCTCGGCTCGGTCTTCGAGCTTATCCAACCCTGTAAGGTTAACCCTCTTGAGGTACCCTGCGTCGTCCAGAACCTTCGTGGCCAGCTCGCTTGGAATGGTCTGCTCAGCCTCTTGCAGCTCAGACAAAAGCCGACGATATCGGGTCTCCGCTGTCTCATCGGGGATGATGAACTCGACACCCTTCTTAGCCAGCTCATCTGCCTTGAGGAGAGTCTCGGCGAACTTACGCCAAGCGACCGCTATCGCCTCACGCCCCCAGGTTGTGAGGACGTTCTCACGGAGCCACTCGTGTCGCTCGAACTTGCGTGTGATGAGCTTGTCTGGATCCTTGGGATCTGGGACCTCGTCCTCGACGTAAACCACATCGCGGAGGTCCGTCCCATCGATCTCGACAATCGCTCGCGAGATGTGCCCGATCTGATAGGCGTTGTAGTACTCAACGTCCTCCAGCTCTGCACAATCCGCCATGATCGTCTCATAGGCCTCGGAGGGCAGGTTTTGGAAGACCATCTCACAGCCGGCGATCGTCACCAGCTCTTCGACGACTCCTACGTTCTTGGCCTTCTGCAAGGCCTCCCGCAGTTTGGTCGCTTTCAGGGTTGCCATCCTCATCTCCTCTTCATTTTGGGGGACTTGAGGACGGCGACGAAGTTGGCTGCTACACCCGGACCTCAGAGCCTCCTGAGAGGGTCCAGCCAGTTCTCATTTCCATCTTCATCGTCGTCATCTCAAGCCAAAGGATGGGAGCCGCCAGAATGACGGCCCCCATCATCGTACTTAGGTCAACGGGGTTGGGTTGGAACTACTGGTCGTAGCGCACCTCAATGAGGCGCCCTTGCCGGCGATACCGTCGATCCCGGGGGCCAGGCCCGTGTCCATCCACTCGCCGTACTGACTCACGCCGTCCAGGATGTCCGTCACCGTCACCGAAGCGTTCTCCGCCACGATGGCCGCATCCGACGTGTAGCTCGCCGAGTAGCTGTTCATCCAGCAACCCTCGTAGAAGGTCGCGAGGAATCGAACTGCGGCGGTCGTGAGGGACCCGCCGTTGATCGGCAAGATAGCCTCAGTCTTCGCGGCAGCCAAAGACCCCAAAGAGTCCTCAGTAGTCGCGATCTCGGAGAAGACCATCTCTTGCTTGATGTCGAACGGCCAACGGTGGTGCTTGAGCGACCGGACCAGGCCGTCCACGCCACCCTTGTACCCAACGGTCTGAAACAAGTTCAGGGCGTAGAGCAGGGTCTTGTTGAGCGTGAGTGTCATCGGCTCGGTCACACCAGGGACCAGTTCGGCCACCTGGTCGCCGAAGCCGACGCCTCGAACGGGATCGATGGTACGACTCTCGTCGTGCCCGAACTCGCTCACGACGCCGATCTGCTTGAACTGAGAAGATCCGACCTGATACCCGTAGACCTTGTTCTTCTGGGAAACGGCCGCACGGGTGTTGGGGGCGGTGCCCTCACGGTAGATGTATGTGTTGAGTGCTGCGACAGGCATTTTGGCTATCTCCTAGAAATCTGGGTATCCATCGTCTTTGGGGTTGGGCTCAAGCCGACTCGGTCGGGAAGAACAAGCCATGAAGTTGGTCAGCTCGGGCAGCGAGCTTTTGCAAGTCCTCGCCAACCCATGCTTCGGTCAGCTCGGTGTTCTGGAGAATGCCGGCGACCTTGGTGGTCACTGCGTGGACATCCGCCTTGGCACGGTCTGCCTTGAAGTTCTTGCCGGCGGTCACGAGGGCGTCGATGCGTTCGACAGTCTCCTCGGCCTTGGTCACGATGTTGGCAGCCAGCTCTTGGTTGGCCTGCACACGGTCGAAGGTCAGACCCTCGATGTGTCCGCCAACCTCTACGGAGGGAGCGGTACGGGTATAGTCATTCGCCTGGACCCTCTGAACGAGCGTGGCGAGGATGCTGAAACCCTCGGCTCGCTGCTTGGGTGACACGGTGGCGGCATGCTTGTTGAGCAGCTCCACGTGCTGCTCCAAAGCAAGAAGATCGTCGTGAATTGTCGGCATGGTCCCTTTTCCTTGTGCGGTCGAAGTAGTGCGCTGATCCGGTGCCATAAAAGAACCATCGCAAGCCCAGCGGGCTCGACGAGGTGCCAAGAGGCTCCACATCTTGTCCTCGTCCACTGGAACTATGACTTCCTGACCGCCTAGAAACCCACTGAGGGCCTGCTTGGCGAGCCTGGCGTTCGGGGCCAGCTTGGTGACAAACCTCAGAACGGAGACCGCCCCCAACGACAATTTCGCGCCGGTAGGGAGCTTCACCCAGTCTGTGGGACCGTCAGTCCCGACCGTGACAAGAACACGCGCCATCTCACTATGGCGCGGACACGAAAGCTCTATTGAAGTTTAGACACGGACGAACACCTTCAGAAGGCCGGAGATCGGGATGAGGGTTCCTTTCGGAGGGCTCTTGAGCCACAAGTCCGAAACTTCCCACTCCCCTGGCTCCCCCATGGCCCGCTCCGCCTCATTCAAGATCCGTGCAGCACCCTGGAGGTCGTATTTCAAGTACCCACTCTTGCGAGCTGCCAGCACAAACCGCCGATCCTTTGAGGCGGGGCCGACCAAGACACCTCGCAGGTAGCCCTGGCGGAAAAGCTCCACCCAGCCGTCCTCAAGCCGCTTGTCAGGCATCTCAGCAACCACGAACCCGTCTGTGCCCCGGTCGATCACCCGTGGCGGTGGTGCCTCTGGAGGCATGGCGGGGAGCGTGTCCGCCATCACGTATTCTCGAATCCAGCCAACCGCTGTCTTGAGGTGTTCTTGTTGGTCCGTCCGGTTCAACTTCGGTGGGAGGAAGACCTCCAACATCCTGAAAAACCTCACTAGATCCCGGTCGACGAGAGCAAGTCCCGCATGACCTAGTTGTTCCACAAGCGCCGCCGAAGTCACCATCATGGGCATTCGTGGATGGATGGCCAGGTCCCGATGAAGAAAGAGCGACACCGCCACGAGGGCTCCCACCGAGTGTATCCCCCGTGTCGCAAAGGTCAGGGGGAAGGCCCGCCCAAGGATGAGATCCGTGAAGAATTGGGGGAGCCCGCCCTCAGGGTAGACGGCTCCTGTCTGGTTTCCGTCAACCAGGGTGAAGTCGCCAAAGCCCACCATGTCACAGATCCCTTGGTCCAAGGCCGGATCGATGAGGACCTCAAAGCGTAGCTCTTTCACGCCTCAGACCATACACCGGAAGCCCCAAAAAGCAGAGGCCGCCAAGTTTCCTCAGCGGCCTCGACCCAACTACCTAGGCGGTTGGGGTGGGTGCGACTCTCAGATGCGTGCTCGCAGGTTGAAGGTCAGGACCAGGTACAGGAGCGGGAAGATGGGCTGGTAGAAGGCCTCGAACCGGAGGATGGTCGGGTCGTCCGGGTCCACCTCCGCTGCGATGCCGGTGAAGGCTCCGACGATCTCGGCCTGGACGAGCTGCTTGAACAGCGCCGTCATGGTGACCTCGACCTCGTTGGTCCGAGTCGCGAGGAACTTGGTGCCGACGTAGCCGTCGAGCACCGAACGGCTGCTTTGGTGGACCGAGTCGGCGATCTGCACAACCGTGGGTAGGCGTGTGAGGATCGTCGTCATGTCCGTGGTGAGGCCCTGGCGGATCCGAATGATCGGGTCCAAGTCCTCCAGCAGCGTGATGCCTGCCACAGCCGTCTGGTTGGCCTCCACCGGGTCGAGCTGACGCTGGAGCCGGGTGAAGCCGAGGACCTGACGGCGGGTGTAAGGCGTGGCCACATCGACCGCCGGGCTCACGACCGCTCCCGCCACCGCCGCAGCGAGGAAGGTGCCGTCGACCAGCGATTCGAAGCTCTCACCCAGCTCGTTGGTCAAAGTGACGACCGCGGAGTCGGGGTAGCAAGCCACGATACGGTTCGAGAGCAAGCTCTTGGCGATGGTCTGAGCCACCGTCGGAGTCGTCCCACTCGGGAACCCGATGAAGCCCATTCGCTCACCCTGGTTTCGGATGTTCGACTGAGTCTCCACATGCTGCATGAGGAACTGGTAGATCGCCGTGCTCGTCGCCAACGGGCAGATGATGTCCGGTCGGACGTTGCCCGGCAGCGGCGTCGCCAGCTCAGCGATGGCGTCGATGAACGTCTGGTCGCTGGCCTGGTTGGTGTTCACCACCTTGAGGACCTGCTTGATGCCGACCAGGACCGCCCCGTTGAGGATGGCCAAGAAGGCAGCCAGCGTGACCCGGTTCTCTGCGGACAAGGCACCGAAGTTCGCTTCGATGGTCTTGAACTGCTGGAACAACCGAGTCGTGAAGTCCTGCTTGAGGAACTTGTACGAGATGAAGTAGAAGTCGCCGGTTGCGGGCTCCAACCCACCAGGGTTGAACGTCTGCACCGTTGCCGTGTCGTCGATGCCGATACCCACGGTGTCGGTGACGAGCACTTCCATGCCGCCCAAGCTGAGGTACGGGATGGCCGGGCTGACATTCCATGTCGGGCTGACCGCCAGCTCGAAAGTACCCGTTCCCGTGTACCCCGCCACTGCGGACGGAAGGACCGTGAAACGAAGACCCGTTCGCTCGTCCGTGTAGGTCTGGCCAGGAACCCCAGTGCCGGCTGAGCCGAGCGCCTGGTTCGAGGACACTACGTAGTTGTCCTGAGCGTCCTCGCCGTTGTCGCCGCTCGTGCCGGCCACGATTTCCGTACCGGTGGTCTCGTTGAACGCCGAACCCGTACCCGCCACGAAGGCGACCGAAGAGGTTGCGGCACCCGTCGTACGAGACT